TATTCACGTAAAGACATATCCGCAAAATCACGAATGAGTTCCATCGAAATCATGTAGTTATACCGAATGTGTTCAGGTGTTTTTTCATTCAGCATGTTTTCTCTGATCTGTTGAACCAGAGCTGGAATATTATCCTTCATCTTCTTCGTCCTCGATAAACTTCTCTACGCCTTTCTTTTCGACTGGCTTTGGCGGTTTCTTTGCTTCAAACTTCTCTACTAATTCGCCGAGCTTTTCTGAGACATTGATAAATGCGGCATTGAAGTGTGATCGATCTTCTGGCGCCATGTCTACGAGAGTGTTCATGATCATGCTATTCTCAAAAGCTTTATGCTTGATGTATGTGTGTTTCTTTTCTTTTTGAATTCGACGTAAGAACGCATAGTAAATGATTTGTGTAAAGTAAGCGAATGGATTCGATGATTTTTCTGGATTAAAGTTATGAATGTATGTCAGGCAGTTTTCAATACCATCTCCTACCATCTCTTCACGATATGAGTATCCAATAAAGTTAGGCCGAGTTGAGAGGCGCTGTGCGATCAACATGATGCACTTGCCTACATAATCTGGAATTGCTGGTCTCGGTTCACCATTCTTTTTAGCTTCTTGACACGAGTTCCAAAACTTGACCATCTCGGTATAGAATAACTTATTATCGATATAATGGGTAGTCGATTTCTTTTTAATCATCATTCAACTTTCTCAATTTACTGTACTTTTTCCGACGAGTCTTTGTGCTATAAAAGATTTCATTTTGCGATCCATCTCTTCCATGCCCTCGAGGGTTTGTTCTAGGATTTTATCATTTTCATGCTTGACTGTGTATTCGACGAGTTTATTATAATATCTTTCCATTCTATCTGAAGGATTATAGTCATACAATACAACGTTTTTCTTTATATGTACACCGTTATCTTTCGAAAATGCTAACAAATAATCCATACGAACACCAGAACCTTCATCTGAGTCGTCGATAATATCCATCATAAATGGTTGTTCAATTATATATGTCGCTGATATATCTGTATCATTTTTAACATCACCGATAAGAGTTTCGCCACTAATCAAGTGTAATATTTTTATCATAATTAAACCTTTACATTATAGATTTCATAGTCAAACTGTTCAGAGTCATAAATCTTCGTACGTTCAATAAAGTGTAGAAGAGTAAAGTTTTGATGGGATTTGTAAGAGAGGTCATCGACGATGTCATATAAGACAGCGTGCTCTTTTGATTCATGCTGGCGAAGCATACGACCGATAGACTGAAGCACCTTAATCTTTGACTTCGATGGAGATGCTGCGATCATATGATGCAATCGATTAATACTTACTCCAGTCGATGTCGTTCCTAGAGAGGCGAGGAGGATGGCGTTTTCTTCTTCTTCGATCGCCTTTCGTATCGATTCTCGAGTATCACCGCTAACAGAGCCATCGATGTAAAAAACATTATGATCAGTACTTCTTGTGATGAGATCATGGAGTGTTTTACCATGATCCACAATTCGAAAGAAAACAAGCTTATTACCTTTTAACGAGAGACTGAGGTTTCTGATAAATTTATTTCGAGCGTCGCAATGAATGAGGAAATCGATCTCTTCTTGATATGTCTTTCCTTTGACTGCATGGCTAGTTGATTCATTATACTTCAGGACGATGCACTTGATCTTGAGTTTGGATACGTATCCTTGATCCATAAGATCTTTTGTGCTAACGGCTTTGTATTTTGGACCGAAGAGACCTTCGATTGTTGTTTCGTTGAGGGGTGTGCCATCAAGGGTGCCAGTAGTGCCAAAGCGATACTTACAATCAGTAAGACTACTAAGAATTTGTATAAGCGAAGTTGCTTTTGCTCCATGTGCTTCATCTCCGAATACGACTCCAAACTGTTGATACCAAGGTTTTGGCATCTTATTCTTACCATTGTTCAATGACTGCCACGTCGTCACGACCATATCACATTCAATATCATTCGCCTTACTCAAACCTTGAGTCGACATGTGAATATCGCCTGTATATCCATAATCTCGAAAGTCACTCTCCATCTGATTCACCAGTCCAATCGTAGGAACAATGATCAAAGCCTTATGTTTTTGATACCATCTCATCAGAATGTAGATCATGAGAGATTTACCAGAAGAAGTCGGCGATACCAATGTTCTTCGATTCGATCGAATACATTTCAAGATTGAATCAAACTGATAATCTCGAACGGCATACTTTTCAGGAATTCCAAGAGTATTTATGAACTCTCTTAGCTCGTGCTCAGATACTCCATCATAATACAATTCTTCGTCAAACGAGAACGTATAGTTTCGAGCATCGCAAAACTTTTTAATATGTCTTGCTAAACCCGAGTATACATATCCAGTCAGATTGTTGATGAGACGAATTTTGCCGTCCCACATTCTCGCTCGATACTTTGGATGGAACTTATAATTCTCTGCATAGAACGTAAACTCGTCTGCCAATTCCATGATAGTCGATGGTTCTGCTTCCACTTTGACGTGGACACTATTAATAAATTTTAGGTGGACATCTGCCATTCTTAAACTCTAGTGACTGCAATGCCGTATCCCATACCAGGATCATACATTGGCACATGTAAACCAGTGTCGACTAGTTCGTCTACCGGACAACCCATAGCAGCCAGATCGGCAATGGCTTCTTCACGAGTTTGTCGCAATTTTCCAAACTGATTGCCATCATCCCACCATTGTGCTTGATAAAAATACATCAGATACCTACCTTGAACTTTTCCCATTCTATTGCGGCCTTAATATTAAAACCACGAGCAGTGAGAGACTTGATGATGGATTCAAGGAGATCAATCTTCTCGTGCTGAATGCCGAGTTTCAGCGATAGATTCACCATATCCTTGTCTGCTTCGATATAGTTATTCACTTCAGATTTGAGTATTTTACCTTGAGGTGGCAAACGCCAACCTTTCTCATGAGACTCTTCTGTCGGCCCGAGAGTATAGAATTCCAGCTTCTCGAGCTTGAGTTGCTTCAGTTCGACTTCTTGTTTACGAAGCAGCAGACGCTCATGTGTAAAGATCTTAAAATACTTGTGATGAAGCTTTGGAATGTTGAGCGCCTCGTCGCCGAGCTCAGAGCGATTAATCTGGGAATCTTTTTCCCATTCTGCATAAATGTCATCAATTTTCATAACTAAATCCTATAAAACTTCGATATCATACCTTAGATATTTAAACTCTACACTGCATTCTATATAATTGACACTAGTATCTGTACTATTAAACTCAATATCTCCAATGCTGATTGGAAATGCATCATAAAAAGTTATCATAATATTCGAGTTCATGCTACTATTCATAATCTGTAAGTTGAGATCCGAATATAAAGTAGATGTACCTCCAACTTGAGAATTCCGTAAAGCCTTATATCCATCGAAACTTACTGGAGAAGCGAGCGCTACCATCCAGTTGTAGATCTCGAGATAATCTGTCATATCTTCATTCACTCGAAACGTCAGATCGAGCGGGCTATAAGTCAGTTTGCCTGTGACTGGAATCGGAACGAACGGAGTAGGACTCTCGCCGTTGCTCATCTGTACTCCAGGAAAACGAATGTTCTGTACATTATAGCTAATCGCTGGTGCACGTGCCAAAGTAAACTTATAGCCTAGAGGTGACAGAAAGTTTTTGTTTATACTATTTACGGCTGTCATATCTTTCCTTTGGCTGCAATACCCATTATACACACTATTTATATATTGTACATGCCAAAAAGAAGGGGAGCCTTTCGACTCCCCTTCCAGTTTTAGTGGTTGGTTTTATACCAACTCTTTATGTATTATTTATATATGATTTTCTGATTTTCCACGATTCTTTTAGTTTAGCCCGCTGGTTTTTTGCCCACACTGGATCTGCCCATCTTGATTTTAATTGGTTAGAACACAATTTGCCTTGTTCTTCTTTTGTCATAGATACTGATTTTGATTTAGATGTTTTTTTTCGTGTGCCATTAGCCCACTGTTCTTTGATTCTTTCACTATTTTGTTTTTTCCACTCTTCAGTATGTTGAGGTTTCTTAATTCCTATTAAAGCATTTTTATGCTCGTCAGTCATTCCTCCTCGATCTGCAAATCCTTTCTTTTTGGCTTCACTTATATTACGTCGACGTTCTTCAGTCATTGGTCCAGTCTTTACACCTTTTTTGGCTTTAGATATTTTTTGACCTACTGTTTTAATATGTTCATCATATTGATGCCACGGTTTTTTAGAAGAAAGATGAAGATTGTAGTATCGAATCTTTCTTTCTTCGGGTTTAATCATATTTAACCATTTTTGTTCGCGGTCATATAATGCTGATCGGTCTTCAATATTATTTTCTAATATTTTTCTTTTAAAATCTTGAGGTCTTCTAGCATATGCTTTTCTCATCCATCGAGACGAACATATATACCTGTCATCTACTGATCCCCAATGGCAACCAATATAATATCTTTTGTGTTTACGATCGTACCAAATATAAACAAATCCATATTTACTAGGCATAAAAAAATACTCCCGAAGTTGCCCCCGGGAGTATTTATAATTACTTGAATTTAGGAGGTACTCCTACATCAAATTGTTAACAAGAACGCGACGATAGTACTTGTTCGAATCTTGCTCAAGAACTGCAGTTGTCGAAGCAGCTGTAGTACCCTTAGCGAATGGATTCGGTGCCATACCGTAACGTGTCTTGAAGCCGATCTTCGGTTGGAACGAACCTGGATCAACCGCACGAACCATCTGAAGTGGAACGTATGGGCAATAGAACAGACCAGCGTCGAACGGATTCGAACCCTTGTAGCCTACTACCAAGAAGTTTGTTCCAGCGTATGGATCGATATAGACCTTAATACGACCGTTGATAACACCAGCAAATGTGTTGCCTGTGTCGTCGATGTTCAGTGACGATGTGTTCATCGCAGGAGCGTAATCAAGAACGCCAGCCATTTGAAGTGCCGAAGCAACGTCAGACGAGCAGATGATTACGT